AATACGGGATGATTTTTTTGAGATATTAAACGAGTTAGAAATAAACCTAAATAAATAAAAATGGAAACAAAAGTAAACACGGGGGCAATTTTTAAGAACGACAAAAAGACGAAGGAAACGCACCCCGACTACCGAGGTAAAGTAAACGTAAATGGCAAAGAAATGGAAATAGCGTTGTGGATAAAAGAAAGTTCAAAAGGGCTTAAATACTTCAGCGCAGCATTTAGCGAGCCGTATGTACCTACTGAAGCACCAAGAATCCAAGTTCAACAAATAGACGAAGACGACCTACCTTTTTAAGTATGTTAATAGACGACTATTCGTTGAGAAATTATTTAAGGAAAATACTCCAGACGAAAACACGAAACCAAATAGTCATTGAAATAAAAGAACGTGGGGAAAAAATGCACCAATATAATATTGACAGATTTTTATTAGGGAAGCCAGTTAGCTTAGATACAGCTAAAAAGTTAGATAACTACGTTTATAGATATTTTAATGGAATGCCTCCCGAATAAGGAGGCTTTTTTTTTGTGTTTATTGCGTATTAAAAATTAATAATTATATTTGATTAGAATTTAAGCAAATGGAGTGGTTAAATAAAGTAGCGAAAGAGCATAAAGAATGGGTTAAAATAGTCCAGTCTTTCGGCGAATATTTTTACTCCGAGGACATCGTACAGGAATGTTATTTAAGGCTTCACAAATATTGCAAACAAGAAAACGTTATTCAAAATGATAAAATTAATAAGGGGTTTATGTACTTCGTTTTGCGGAATACTTATCTTACTCATATACATAATAACGGAAGAATCGAGACATTTAGTTTATCGGATAACTTCCAAGTTGAAGACACTATTTTAGAACTGGAAAAAGAAAAAGCATACGGAAAATTACTTAATAAAGTAGATGAGGAAATTGCAAGTTGGCACTATTATGACCAGATGTTATTTGAAGTCTACAAAAACACGGACTTAAGTATTCGGGACATAGCCAAGGAAACAACTATCTCGAGCAGTTCAATTTTCAACACTTTAAAGAATTGCAAGGGTAAATTAAAAACTGCGTTACAAGAAGACTACGAAGACTTTAAAAACGAGGATTACGAATTAATAAAATAAATTATGGGACGACCAAGAAAAAAACAAGCGGAGGGATTAGGGGATACGGTAGAAAACATTTTAGAAGCTACAGGAATAGCAAAGGTAGCAAAATGGGTAATGGGCGAAGACTGCGGGTGCGACGCTCGTAAGGAAAAACTAAACGAACTTTGGAGGTACAAACGACCAGAATGTTTAACGGAATCCGAATACGATTATTTGCATAAGTTTTACAATCGTGGTAGAAATTCAGTTACTCCAAATGAGCAAAGAGAAATCTTAAAAATTTACAATCGAGTTTTACACGAAAAAATGCAACCGACATCGTGTGGAAGTTGTTTACGGGAAATCGTTAACAAGCTGGAAAAACTTTACACAATTTACAAAGAGGAAAAAGAGCAGATATGAAAGTTGAAAAGGTAAAAATATCGGAGGTAAAGACGAACCCAAAAAACCCACGTTTAATTAAAGACGACAAGTTTCGTAAGTTAGTAAAATCTATTCAGGACTTCCCCGAAATGTTAGAACTTCGTCCAATAGTAGTAGATGAAAACAATATCGTATTGGGTGGAAATATGCGTTTAAAAGCATTAAAGGAAGCAGGGTTTAAGGAAGTTACTATCGTGAGGGCAAAAGGTCTTACAGAGCAACAAAAAGACGAATTTATAGTTAAAGACAACGTAGGTTTTGGAGAATGGGATTGGGATATGTTAGCAAATGAATGGGAAGTAGAAAAGTTGGAAGAATGGGGGTTAGATTTACCTCTTGATTTAAGCGTTCAGGAATTAGAAGCCGAAGAAGACGATTACGAAATACCAAACGAAATAAACACGGACATAGTATTAGGGGATTTATTCGAGATAGGCGAACACAGATTACTTTGTGGCGATAGTACGGATAGCGATTTAATTGCTAAATTAATGAACGAAGTAAAAGCGGATATGGTATTTACCGACCCGCCTTATGATTTAGAAAACGAAAATTATCATTCAAATATTTATTTATTTACTGAAAACGCGCATATTTTTGTTATGCACGACGATAAAGGAATAGTAAATTATTTAAGATTATCTAACTTAGAATTTTTACGTTTTTACGTTGCTAATTTTGGTTTTTCAAGTCCACGAGGAAATGACCCGTATTTATCACACATTTTAATAAGTCAAGAAAAAAACGGAAAAGCAATCCAACATAAAAATATGCACGACGGCTTTCGTTCTATTATTCCAATGGAATATAGATTTAGATTAAAAGACGACAAAACGGAACATAAGCACCAAAAGCCTATAAAATTTATATCAACGTTTATAGAACATTTTTCAAATAATAACGCAATAATTTTAGATTTATTTTTAGGTTCTGGTACTACAATGGTAGCAAGTCATAATACAAAACGCAAATGTTACGGAATGGAGTTAGACCCAAAATATTGCCAAGTGATTATTGACCGAATGAAAAAATTAGACCCGAGTTTAGAAATAAAACGCAACGGAATTACAATGTAAAAACAGAGTTATGGAAGGAAAAAACGGAGGTACATTAAAACCATTTGAACAAGGCGAAAGCGGAAACCCAAATGGAAGACCAAAGGGAAGTAAAAACCGAAGCACGATAGCTAAGAAATGGTTGGAGGTAAACCAGTCTTTAAAAAACCCGTTGACAAACGAAACGGAAACTATGAGCCAAGAGGATTTAATGACCTTAGCGTTAATTAAGAAAGCAAGGGAAGGGGACGTAAACGCATACAAGGCTTTAATGGATTCAGGCTACGGTGCGCCGATTCAGCAAGTTATTCAAGAAACAATCGAGCAACCTTTATTTCCAGATGTTACAACGGACGACGGCAATAAATAAAATCTTAGCGTTAAAAAAACGAATTAAGATTATACAGGGAGGAACGTCTGCGGGTAAGACGTTTGGAATTATACCTATCTTAATCGACAAAGCAACAAAACAAAGCAACTTAGAAATAAGCGTAGTTGCGGAATCAATACCCCATTTAAGGAGGGGAGCGCTCAAAGACTTCTTAAAAATAATGAAGTGGACAAATCGTTATTTCGACAATCGGTTTAACAAATCTTTACTTCGATACGAGTTCGCCAACGGGAGCGTTATGGAGTTTTTTTCCGCAGACGATTCAAGTAAATTAAGGGGGGCGCGTAGGGACATTCTTTACGTTAACGAGTGCAACAATATTACTTTTGAATCTTACAACGAACTTTCAATACGAACAAAGCGGGAAGTATTTTTAGACTTTAACCCAGCTAACGAATTTTGGGTACACACCGAACTAAAAGACGAACACGATAGCGACTTCCTTATTCTTACATATAAGGACAACGAAGCCTTAGACCAAAGCATAATAGAACAAATCGAAAAGAACAAAGCTAAGATAACGACAAGCAGCTATTGGGCGAATTGGTGGCGGGTTTACGGGTTAGGAGAAATCGGAATGTTGGAGGGGGTTGTATTCACGAATTACAAAATAATTGATACCATACCAAAGGAAGCAAAATTAGTCGGAATAGGTTTGGACTTTGGTTACACGAATGACCCGACTGCAATAATCGAAATATACAATTACAACGGACAAAGAATAGTAAACGAAATTGTTTACCAAACTGGGTTACTGAATAGCGACATAGCAAAACTACTTCCTAAAAACGTAGTAGTTTATGCAGATAGTTCGGAGCCGAAAAGTATTGACGAAATTAGGAGGTACGGAATAACGATTAAGGGGGTAACTAAGGGCAGGGACTCAATCAATTATGGTATTGACATTATGCAAAGCCAAAACTATTTAGTAACGTCAAACAGCGTTAATTTAATCAAAGAATTTAGGTCGTATTGTTGGGACACTGACAAGGCGGGAAAACAATTAAACAAGCCACAGGGAAAAAACGACCACGCGATTGACGCTTTAAGGTATCACGAAATGGAAACGTTAGGACTAGGTGCAAATTACGGAAGTTATGCAATCCGATAAAGACCTACAATTAATGATTCTCGAAGTGGAGAAATACATTAAAGAAAAAACGGGAAAAAGCGTTCAAATCGTTTTCAATAATATGCAAAGATTTCCCGTTCACTTTGAAATGCTCTTAAAGGCTTACGAGTTTGTTAGGAGTTACAAAAACACGAATAAATAGTTATACATATATGAAGGTAGAAATAACCGTACCCACGTCAATAAGTGAAATACCCTTAAAACACTACCAAGAATTTTTAAGGTTAAAGGAAACGTCAACCGACGAAGAATTTATCGCGCAAAAAATGATTGAAACGTTTTGCGGAATCCAAATAAAAGACGTAGTTAAAATGAAGTTGAGTTCGATTAATGAGCTAGTCGTTCACTTTAACCAAATCTTTTCCGAGAAACCAAAATTTAAACATAGGTTTTTTTTAGGCGACGTTGAGTTTGGGTTTATTCCAGACTTAGAAAATATAACGTTTGGAGAGTACGTCGATTTAGAAAGCTACCTAACCAAGTGGGAAGACTTTAACAAAGCAATGGCGGTTATGTACCGACCCATTACGCAGAAAGTCAAGGACAAATATAACATCGAAGAATATAGGGGAGCAAATGAATACGCAGAAGCAATGCGTTACGCTCCTATGGACGTAGCTATTTCGGCTTCGGTTTTTTTTTGGACTTTAGGAAGCGAGTTATTAGAAGCTACCCTAAGTTATTTAAAAACGGAGACGATGAAGCTGAAGCAAAGCAAATCGATTTCAGCGCACGAACACAATTTGCAAAAAACTGGGGGTGGTATTCAAGTATCTACGGACTTGCTAAGGGAGACGTTACACGATTTGACGAGGTCGTTAAATTCGGACTATTTAAATGTCTTACCTATCTCAGTTTTGAAGCAGAAAAAAACGAAATCGAAAATTTAGAACTTAAAAAATACTCGCGATGACAGGATATTACAGCTTATTAGAAACTTTAAAAACGCACTTTGACAACGACCCGTTGGTTAACACGGTAACGCAAGGAAGCATATTTAATGTGGATTTAGGAAAACAAACTATTTTTCCTTTAATTCACTTAATGGTTAACCAGGTAAATTTTGTTGACAACGTTATTCAGGCGAACGTAACTATTATGGCAATGGATAACGTAAGTCAACGCAAGGAGGAAGCACCTAACAACTTCGAGAATGGCGACAACGAAATAGACGTACTTAATACGCAGCTCGCAATTTTAAACCGTTGTCACGAAATGTTAAAACACGGAGCAATTTGGGACACCCTTTACCATTTGGACGGTACACCGACTTGCGAGCCATTTATAGAACGATTTGAAAATTACATAGCGGGGTGGGCGATGACATTCGATGTAGTATTCCCTAACGAAATGACCATTTGTTAATATGACACAAGACGAAAGGCAACAAGCATTAGACAAGTTTAGGAAGTACGTTATTTCCCAAGCAAAACGTAACCTAACTATTCAGGGTAAAAAGTCAAGCGGCAATTTATACAAGTCTTTAAACGCGAATGTACGCGCTATGCCTAACTCGATTCGAATGTTTTTCGAAATGGAGGAATACGGATTTTATCAAGACAGAGGGGTTAAAGGAATAAAGAGCGGACGCAGTTTAAGTGGGTTTAGATTCGGGAGCGGTAAGGGTCCAAAAGGCGGATTAACGAAAGGTATTCGGCAATGGGTAGCAATTAAAGGTATTCAGTTTAGGGATAAAAAAGGGAGGTTTATTACAAAGGAAGCTACAACGCAAATGATTGTTAGAAGTATTTTTAACAAGGGAATAAAACCAAGTTTATTTTTTACGAAACCATTTGAAGCCGCGTTTAAATACCTTCCAGACGAAATGATAGAAGCCTACGGGTTTGACGCAGAAAAGTTATTCGATATGATTATGAAAGAAAATATGCAGAATTATGGCTATAAATAGAATTTTCGCACGGTCTCCATTTATTATTGAGGTCAACGAATTAGGGCAAAGTGGTAGTAAAATTGAATTGTTTATTTACAAGTTTGGAGCGACACCCCCAACGCTGCCGACTTACACTTTAAGTAAACTTATTCCAGCTTCAAATAATTTGCAGACGTTGTATAACATAGCACCTTATTTAAAGGAGTATTTAGCGCACCCAAGCGTCCCTAATAACTACAATACTAACAACTCATATACTAACATAAACGAGTACGTTCTATGCAATGTAAAGCGCTATAAAAAGGTAGGGATAAATTACATTTTATTGAATACTACTACTTACTATGCTTACGACGGTTTTGGGTATTACAATGAAAACTTTAACCCGCAGCATACAGATATTCATTTAGACGAAGGCAACTATTATTTTTTTAGCGACATAAATAACAACCCAAGCGTTAACCCTTTGGAAGTCGCGGGAACTATAACGGCTTATTTGGAAGCGGGAAGCAGCGTAAAATATACCGACTTCAATACTGGAGCGGTCAACGTAAATTCAATATTAACAACACGACATTACAATTTATTCAGGGTATTTCCTACGTCGTATCTTAACGGAAACAAGGTACAAATATACGATAACACCACTACGTTAATTTGGGAAGCTAATTTTTACCCTATCGAAGAATGTCTTTATACTCCTGTAACGATTGACTTTGTAAATAAATACGGATTCTTCCAACGCGAATATTTTTTTAAAGCAAGTTTCGAAAACTTAAATACGCAAACAACGGAATACAATTTTATGCAACCCGTTATGCCAAATTACTCGGACTTATTAAACCAACGCCAAACATTTAACACAAATGGGTTAATTGGATATAGGATAAATACGGGGTGGGTTGACGAAGTTTACAGCGAAACAATGCAACAAATTTTATTAAGCGAAAGGATTTTATTAGACAACAAGCCTGTTAAATTAAAAACTCAATCGTTAAATAAAGAGAAAAACATTAACAACAAAAAAATAAATTATTCATTAGAAATCGAAAGTTCAACTGACTTAATTAACAACGTAATTTAATGAAACGACAAGTAAGGATTTTTGTTGGAGGTAGGAAACTGGATTTATTCAACGATGAGAACATCGAAGTAAATTCTACGATTCAAAACATACAGGATATTTCAAAAACTTTTACCGATTTTTCGCAGTCGTTTACTATTCCAACTTCGCCAAACAACAACGCGATATTTCAACACTTTTACCAAAACGATACTAACGCAACTATCAACTATCAAGAACGAATACCCGCATATATTGAGGTGGATATGGCTACGTTTAGAACGGGTAAAATTCAAATGGAAAAGTCGCAACTAAAAAACGGACAAAGCGAAAACTACTCGGTAACATTTTATGGCGAACTTACTTCGTTAAAGGATTTATTCGGCGAAGACTTATTAAGCGATTTAGATTATACAGGACTTAATCACGATTACAATTTTACAGAGGTTTACAATCGAATTACAACGAATACAACTGACTTCGATGTTTGCTACCCATTAATTAGTTCGAATAGACTTTGGGAATACGCAACGAGTACACCCGCAGGGAATTTTCCATTTTACATACAACCCCCTACAAGCGGTAACGATATACACCAAACAAGTGGAGCGATACAATACAAAGAGTTATTTCCAGCGTTGCGAGTAAAGTCAATAATAAATTCTATTGCTCAAAGATACGGAATGACATTTAGTGGAAGTTTTTTGAATGACCCGAAGTTTACGCAGGCTTATATTTGGTATAAGAATAAAGATGTTATTCAAACGATTTCCGAAAGTCAAGATTTAACATTTCAATCTATTGCGTCCAGTACGAATAATTTAATCAATTTAACGCAGTTTGTGGACCTTGCAAATAGCAGTATAAGTATTCAGTTCATACCAAACGCGTTCGTTCACGACATCGAATTTACACCGCTTACAGCGAGTACCTCCGCGCATTATTATGTTGACGTTTTTAGGAATGGAGCATTTTTCGCTACGTTGGACGGTACAAGTTTTACGATGTTAAATAATTATTTTTATTCTCAAAACGCACTGGGGTTAAATGACGTTTATGTTTTTAAGGTGCGCGCGGATAACGGAATAAATTTAAAGTTTAGAATCAGGTATTCAGTTTTGCAAGTGGGCAACGTTGTCGATGAGGTCCAGATAAACACGAACACAATTACGATAACCAACAAAATAAATTTAGCATTGAGCGCTCCCGTTATGAAGGTAGCGGATTTCTTTAGCGGAATTTTAAAAGAGTTTAATATGACTTGTTTTGCGACTTCGTTAAATACGTTTCAGGTTATGCCCTTACAGGATTGGTATAGTTCGGGAGCAGTT